TGGCCATGCGCTGTGCACTTTCCAGCTCGCGCCCCGTCAAGGGCTGTATATCGGCCCAAATGGTGGCCACATTCAGCCAAGTTCGGACCGGACCGCCGTAGCTGTCTTGCGCATTGCTTTGTCGCTGCAAGGTAATGCGCCGGTTTAGCTGACCCGCTCGTAATGAACTCATGGCATAGCCCTCATACGAAAGCGACCTTGTAGGGGTCAAGCAAACCATCAATAAATGGGAGCGCTTCCACGCGGCCGCGACTTAGAACTGCAATCTCTTCACGGTGGGCATAAAGGCTGCCGACACGTAACTTGATCCAGCTCTTGATTCCCTCTGGCACCTGGGCGGCGCTGCCATACCCGGCATCGAAGGTGACCGATACCGCACAAATCTGCGGCAAGCAAACCGGCCAGATCTGACCAAACAAGGGTGTAATGCGGGCGGGCTCACAGGCGGTGTCCACCGTATAGGTGGCCCCAGGCATGACCTGCAGCGCAGACCCCATGTCAAGGTAATTGATCGAAACGACTGACTGAACCGGCGTCTTGAACAACAAAATGGCGTGCCCCGGCAAGCTGAAAGCTTGACCTGCGGGTACGCCCATCAGAGACGGGCCGGGAAAGCAGTCGAGCACTTGCTTCCAGCGGGCAGTGGTGAACTGCCTGCCGGTCAGGGTCTCGGCTGCTTGCCGGGCCGCAGTGATGAGCGATGCAATCAGCATGTCATCCTCGTCAAAATCCACCCGCAGATGGAGTTTGGCTTCCCACAGGGACACCGGCTCCTCTGAAGTTGGGGTGACGAGTTGCAATGGCATTTAGATCACCTGAGCCACAGCAGCCTGATTGCCCACGTCTGCGGGTGCATAGCGGGGGTTGACCCCAAGCAGCTGGGCCGAGGTGATGCTGGCAGCCACGCCAACGGTCACTGTGACGCGCACAAACCCGAAGCCGTTCACGGTGTCGAGCTCTTCAGGCTTGACATTGACGAGCACCTGTTTGTTGTCACCCGTGGCTTTGACGATCTGGGTGACCGCTTTGCCGCTGATGTCTTTGGCACCCGTGCCTGAGCTGTCCAGCGCCTGCTGCAACTTGGCATCAACCGTGGCCGAGGTGCCAAGAACGCCAGTCTGCACCAGTGCCAGAAATCCGAGGTAGTTGGCAACCGACACCCAGCCGGTGCTGACTGCACCTGCAGCCTGTGTGGCCGGATCGATGGTTGCAAGTACTGCGAGCATCTCGCTTGCTTTTGAGTTGGGATACATGGTTTTTCCTTGTAGGGTCCGGCGGCTTAGCGCGCGCCGAGTTGGATGAAGGGGGACATGGTTGCGCTGCCCTTGGCTGGCGCAATAGGGGCGACGATCTTGGATTGGCCATCCATGCGAAAGGTCGTGCGAAACGCCGTGAGATCGGCATCGAAGTACAGGTGCATGGAGGTAGCGGTCTGCATGCCACCGGACTTGGTGATCGTCTGGTAGTACTTCAGGTCCACCAGCAAGATGTCACCCTGCGCAGAGAATGTATTGGCATGTTGAGACACAAACACCGGACGACCCAAGAGCGTGCCGTAGGGCGAGACCTGAATGCCGCCCACCGTCAGTCCCGTCGGAATGTAGATCGGGTAGTTGCCCAGCGTCAGCGTGAAAAGTGCTGGCAATACGTCGTTGTTGACGATCCAAACCGCATTGGCAAACGAGCCAGTCGGCAGGCGCGCAATCATCTTGGCCAGGTTCTGAGGCACGAGTGTTTGAGTGGTCTGACCTGTCTCTTTGGCCACGGTCACTGTCGCGCCCGAACTCAAAGCACCGATAGGCACACCATTTCCAGCGCCAAACAGAATGGACTCGTTCATCTTCCAGCGAATGGAGGTCGCCACTTTGTCGGGCAGGTAGCTGGTCAGTGCACTGGCGTCGTCCAGCAACTCATCCGTGGTGGGCACAAGCGCCATGAGTTTCTTAAGGCGCAATGTGGCCAAGCCCAAGACTGGCTTGGTGGCAATGGCAGAAGCTGCCTCACCCTGCCAGTAAGCGCGGATACCGTTGGTGCCCCAAGGGGTGGTCTCATCTTTGGGGAACGCCATGCTGTTGCCAGAGATCTCGACGTTGTCGGTCATTGGCAAAAGCGAGTCTTCGCCGAGCGAGAGCTGAAAAATCTGCTGCGAGAACTGGGGTGGCACCATGAAGCCCCCGTCCTGACCCGACGACTCGTTGGCAAAGCTGCCGGGGGCGACAGCACCACGGCCACCGCCAATCAGTAAGCGATCGTCGAGAGACTTGCCGGGTTTTTCTGCCTGGTAGACGGCCTGCATGAACTCGCCTACTGACTGGAAGCCATGCCTCGGATCCGCCTGGCGGTTGTCGGTCACGGTCACGTGCGCGCTGCGGGGCTGATGCATGGCCATCTGCGCTTCTTCAGCGATCAGACTGGCCTCACGGTCAATTGCGGCTGAAGCTGATTCGATACGAGCCTTCAACGCATCAAATGCGCTGACCTCCTCATCGCTCATGTCGCGGTTATCAGCAGCAGCGCGGTCGGTCAGCGCGCGGGCCTCTTTAACCAGGGTGGATTTGCGAGCCTGCAGCTCGCGCATTTGTTTACTCATGAAAGGGTTCTCCAGAAATGAAAAAGCCACCGCATCCCGAAGGAGTCAGTGGCTGGTTGGGGAACGACCGACGGGTCGTATCAATAAAGGGCTGTGCTCAACGGAGCCCAGCCCGCAAATTCAAAGGTAGGCCAGCGAATTTCTCGCTTGCAGCAGACGCGAGGCCTGCGGTTTGTTCTGTACTTTGGCGTTGCGGCGCATCTTGCGCACCACGTCATCCAGGGAGGCAATGCCGTCGACCATGTTGCTGGCAAGGGCGGCTTCGGCACCCAGTACACGGCCCTGGCCCATGCCATCACGTACTTGGGCGATGGCGACCCCACGACCCTTGGCAACTGCCTTGGTGAACGCTGCGTAGTAGTCGTCAACGCGGGACTGCATGAAGGCTTGTGCGTCTTCGTCCAGCGGGGTGTAAGGATTGCCCTCGACCTTGAACTTGCCCGCCGATATGAGTGTGGTTTTAACGCCTGCCTCAACCATAGCTTTGCTGTAATCCTGGTGCGCCTGCCACACGCCGATGGAGCCCACTTCACCGCCGGGGGTGACATAAAACTCGGAGGCACAAGCGCCAATCCAGTAGGCCGCCGAGGCAGCCAGACTGTTGGCAATGGCAATGACCGGCTTTTGCGCCCGGGCGCTGATGATTTCATCGGCGAGTTCTGCAACGCCATAAACGCTGCCTCCGGGGCTGTCGATGTCAATCAGGATCTGACTCACGCTCTCGTCTGTGAGTGCCTGACGCAAACTTGCAGCGAACTGCTGGGTGCTGACACTTCCAGGGCCTGAGACGTCGTCGACCATGTTGCCGCGCTGGGTGACCACTCCATACAGCGGTAAAACAGCAATGCCACCACCTCCATTGCCCTGATTGGACTGACGCCGGGCCTCACGGGCGCTGCGATCTGCTGCGATACGTTGCATCACCTCGTCATTTGCGGGCGTGTTGTTTGACCACCGCGCAAGCACGGCCGCCACGGCGTTCAATCTTTCGGGCATTAATGCCCAGGGTGTCGCCAAAAACTCGGCGATCAGAAGTTGTTGGTTCAAGGTGTTTCCCCCAGTGCAATCAATGATTGAGTCAGTTCTGCTTCATCAATCGGGTTAGCGCTGATCGCGTGAGCCCATGCGGCTGCACGATCAGGTGAGACGGCCAGTGCTTCGGCGATCAGCGCTATGTCTTTGTCATCAATCGTTCCGGCACGGCTGATGCGCCGTGCCCATCGCTCAGCGGCGCTCGCCACCACGGCCGACAAGCGGGCGGCGGCTGTGCCCTCTGCGTCATCTTTGGCCTCAGTCTTTTCTTGGGCCGGTGGTTCTGAAGCCTCTGCATCCGATTCCACGTCTTCGGCCGAGCCTTCTTCGACCATGTTCAAGGGGCGCAGCGGCTCATCCAGCCCGTCAATCGGATTCAGGTTTTCTGCAATACGCGCCTCATTTCGCGTGAGCCAACCATTTTGAATCCCGCTTTGGTAGTAGCTTGAGCGGCTGGCAGCATCGCCGCGCATCAGGTTGGCGAAATCAAATTCGATCTCGATGTCATCGCCCTCAAGCAGCAACTCCGACTCGATGCTGGCCTCCCAGCGCTCAGCCCAGGGTGTCATGGTGTGCATGACAAACTCCAGACTTTGCTGCTCAATATTGGAGAACGTGGCACGCTCCAGGTCGGCAATCATGTGTGGCGGCACGCGAAAGAGGCGTGCGATATCAGTGATCTGAAACTTACGCAGTTCCAGAAACTGGGCGTCTTTGTTGGTGACACCCACTTCGTGGAACTTCATGCCGTTTTCAAGCACCAGGACCTTCCCCCGGTTGGCACCGGACTGCGCCTGCTGGTAGGACTCACGAAAC